ATCCGTGATCCTTTGGTGTCTGTTGGTCCAAGGAATTTAGTGCTGATCATCACAAGACCAACAGGAAGTTCTCGGGTCAGTGATTTAGCTAGGTTTTTTAGTTCTTCATTGGTGCAATGATTGCCGCAGTTAGCAGCATTGATCAAACGTGTCGGTGTGGTGGTTGTCATGGACTCAAAGGATGAAAGAAAGAAAAAGAGATGAGAAGCCTGCAAACAAACACAGCAGACTTACACTGGGCATCGTTGCACAACAAGCGGCAACAAGGAAGACACAAGCAAAGAAACTTAACATAGGTCAGAACTGTTGATGAGGTTGCCACGCTGGTCGATGCAGTTGTATCCCAGGCCTGCTATCTCATCAATAGCCCATGGCGTTAATGTTTTGGTCTGGGTTAACCGACAGAACAGGAAGGCCTCTTGATCGACAGGGTAGGCGCGAACGACGCCATAAGCCTCCTTCAGTTCAAACCTCAAGGGCTTGAGCTGGTATGTGTGAATGTTCACCACTTGCAGGAGCCTCCGAATGTTTTCTCTGTGATGGTGACAGACTCAACCTTGAATAGGTTCTGGATCCGTTCCCGTTCTTCCAAGGCTTGAGACATTGAAGTGCAGACCATGCCGCAACCTACCACGTTGGAAGGTGCTTCGTTGCGCTTGTAGGTAGCGTCGAGGTAGTAGAGCGTAAAGGGCATTGAGTCGTGATGAAGTTCGACTAAGGGAATGATGCCGCCTGAGCCTGGTTAGTGTCAAGGGTTTATTGATTAGTGTTGCTTATTGTTCTGATAAGTTCTACTTATTGGCCCGACAGATTCAGCCACCATCAGGGAGGCACCCCCACCACTGCACCTAACGACCCTGCGTTGTGTCCGGCTGTGTCCAGCGTATCTGTCTTCTTACACAGTTACGCAAGCACCCTATTTCTAGTGGTACCAAGGGATCCGGCCTGTCCAAGTATCAACCGATACTGTCCAGCACAAAACGGGAAGGACACCCCCCCCTATGGGGGAAAAGCTGCCCCCCGCTGCGTATATCTGACTTCACAAATTTTTGCCAAAAATTAACTAGGATCAGCTAGCCCAGTTAAGCCCAGCTAGCCCAGTAAAAACCAGTGGGAATTGTTTTTCAATAAGACTCCAGCATTGATCAGCGATAAGTTTATGTTCAAGTTGAGTACCATTACCACAACGAAGTTGACAAAAATGAATCCAAGATCTAAGGGTACCATTCATGTATAGTTTAGTTGGAGTAGCCAAAGGCAGGACATCTCTTGCACATTCTTTAGCGACACCTTGACTAATCATTTCATCATAGAGTTGCATTGATTGATCAAAGAGTTGTTTAGCTTTAATTTGGAAAGTTTGGCAAGTAAATTCGGACATATCATCAGTACTATTTTGACGATTAGAGGTATCTTGTCTACGAATTTGAGGGATTACAGGATCTTGAATAACTTTAGCGTAACGTTGACTAAATTCTTGAAAACTAAAGGATCGATGTCTAATTATTTGTTGAGCGATAGCACGTGTAGTATTAATTTCTACACACATATTAACCATTTCAAAGGGTGACCAATGTTTATGTTTAATGAGGTATTTAATCAAACGAGGACTGGTCTCAGTATTGTTTTGATTATCAGGATTAGACACCCGTGCCATATAAGCAATTAGATCATCACCATTAGGGGTAGAGTGAACAAGAGAAACGGTGTGGAACATGTGGAGTGGAGTGTAATTAATTAGTATTAATAAATAAATGAAAGGAGGTTATTAAATGACAGGGTACTATTGTCAGTAAATTACAGTAATATAATTCATGTATATTCACTAATTTAAAAGTACAATAAGTTTGTCAAAAGAATTACGCTCGTCTTTGTAGACTCGCTCCCCTTTAGTGGAAGTACTTACAGAATCATGATTCAGGCATGATATAGTAAAGGGGAAAGATTTGTCAGCTTTCCCCGGTACAGGAGTCGAGTCCACCCTTCTCTCCCCCTGTATACGGCAGGGACCAACCAAACTCCTTGGTATGACAAGGATGTCAGATCCACGTTTGGATAGAGCCTGAGTGCCCTCTAGCAGCTTGTCTTTGTTCTTTATTAAAGCCCAAGATAAGGTGATTAGCAGACCCTTGAGGGTCTTCAATAGAGGAGATAAGGAGGTCTTCCCATTCCAAGCGTTTACGTTGATTTACTTCTTCTTGAGCGGAGATACCAAAAGCATCAGTAAAGTATTTAACACCTTGAGCAAGAGCATCTAATCTGTCGTCATGTTTAACTGCACCTTTTTCACGACACATTCTACTCATTTGATAGAATAACATGTAAAGGAGTCGTTTTTCTGGAGCTTCGTCTTTATTGCTGGTGTAATCCCAATCAATGACACTGCGATCAACAACAAGACGGTGCTGATTAAGAATGGGTTCCAATGCGTCAATGATTCTGTCTTCTTTTCGTACATTAGCTCTTACTTCTTCTACATCAATACCTTGTTTAGTTTGTTGGAGGTGTTTTTTAAAGAGTTCACCGACGATACCATCACCAAAGTTAGTTTCAACAACAAGTTTAGTGACACCATATTTTTTACAACCTCTTAAAATATCCAAGAGTGTGTTATCACTGTATCCATCTCTGTAAGCACGCATTTCGTGCAAGTACAAGAAACCGTTTCGTTGGGAGATATAAGCTGCTGCTGTTTCATCTGTACCACGACCCGACGGGTCAACACTGCAGATTGTTTCGGAGTAAGGGTGCCATTCTCCTTGGAGTTGCATTGGACTGTAGAAATAATCTCCAGGTAAGCCAACAGTGGGAGCATCTTTGATGACGTTTTTGGGGTCGCTACACCAGATAATGGAGTCAGGGCAAGTAGAAGGGTTGACAGAGGTAACCACAAGGTCAGCCATTTTAAGTGGGAATTTTTCAGCATCACTAAGTGAGGTATCGAGCATGAACTGCAACATAAAGTTGCTACGACCCATTGAAGCTTCACGTTCAATAAGATCATTTTCACCGAAGCGATCAGGGTCAGTAACACCCCACGGTTCAGCAGTTGTGTCCATATCGGCCACTAGCTGCGGCGCTAACAGGCCTTCATACTGGCTTACCTTCCTTGGGTACCTAGCAGGCCAAACAAAGGGCTTGTAGGACCTCTCAGCTAGCTTACGGTAAACAGTAAAGACAGTTTGAGGAGTCCCTAAATACATAATACGGCTATCTTCTTTAGGCGTGAGGATTGATTCAGCTTCTGTACAGAGTTGAAGTAATTTTTCACGCATAAGTTCTGTCATACTATTACCAGGAACTTCAATGTCATCAAGAATCATCAAGTCAGCACGACTACCGGTAAGCTGACCTGTAATACCTACTGATTTAACAGAGGGTGCTTGGTGAGGGGAACAATTAACATCAAAACTAATACGACTCCAACGACTGTCATCAGATTTAGGTCTAAGGTGTTCAAGCCAAGGTGTTTCAATAATTAATTTTTGTAAAAAGATTGACATGTTATCGGCACGTTCTTTAGATGCCGAAATGATCATAATTTTCTTTTCAGGATTGTTAAACAAAGTCCAAAGCACAAAAGCACCGGTAATCCAGGACTTACCAACACCTCGGAAGGCTTGGATTTGTAAACGTTTGGGACCGTGTTGTAAGTAATCAGCAATTGCATATTGGGCGCGAGTAGGGGAGGGGAGATCAAGCTGACCCCACAAAGCTTGTAAGAACAGTTTAAAATCCCCTTGTAACGCCTCTAATACACCTACATTAGGTGAAGAAGCTTTTGTCATTGTTTACCGAAGAAGTCTTTGTGAATTTTCATTCCTTGTCGTGCAAATTCCTCTGTATTGATTTCACCACGTTTCAACTGTACACGTAGACTATCGTATGCTTCATCAGCAATTTGTTTACGGCTAGGTGGCAAAGGAGTTGCAGCCGATTGCGGTTGAGAAGGTGGTGTATAACCAATAGGTGCAAACGGATCAGGTCTGCCCATTGGAATTGCAGGTTGACTGGGTTTAATAGGATCACCTGACATGTCTTGCATACCAGAATATGATTGAGGTTCTTGACGAATAGGTTTACCTTCAAGCGTTCCTTTACCAGTGGAAGAAGGAAAAAGACCTTCCATAAGACCAAACAGTGCACCAGCAGCTACAGCTTGCTTTGGTGACCTAATTAGGTTGTTAAGTAATTGACCAATGCCAAGCATTTCACGTGGATTAGAAAGACCACGTTGACCTAGATTACGAA